CTCCTGCCAGGGGATCGTCACTTCCGGAGATACAGTCACTCTTGGACAGGTCGATGAAATCATCACCAATGCCGACAACCGCACGCCAGTAATAGTGATTTCCGCTTTTGAGATTGAATGTCTCGCAGTTTGCCAAGTCATCTACGACAAACGGATTATAGATGATTCTGCCTTCCGCATCCGTGGTCCGGAAGTAACATCTCCAGAAGGTTCCTTTATCTTCTACCTTGTTACAGATGATACCGTCTGAGTTGTATTGCTTGCCGCCGACATAAGTGGCCTGATTGACTTGCAGACTTTCAACATTCAGACGTTTGCGGATATCAACGAAGTCAATGTCCAGATGATAGTTGCCTTGCTCATCCTTGTAGATACCGAAGCCGGTGCTACCGGTTGCAAAGTTGCTGGACAGTATGTCACCGACGAGCTTTATCTGTTCGAGCGTAGATGTCCCCTTCGCATTGATACCTTCAAGGAAGGTCATCAGTTTTTCGATTGTTTCGGCTATGTCTTTTCGTACATACCGATCATCATTGTCGTTGTTACTGCCGATAATGGCAAGCTTGAAATGTTTCTTACCGTCAGTTTCAGGTATTGTATCATCCTTTACTAGTTTATAAATAGTTCCATTCTCAATGACGGAAACTACTTGTCCGGCATAGGGAACATAAGGCTCCGTGTCTGTATTACGGGCATAGACACGGGCTTCTTCTAAGGTTTCCCACACGTCAGTCGAATCAATAGAATAACCATTGACACGCTTGTATCTGCCGGCGAAACTGCTCCCTTTTATATCTAGTGCCATACTCAATTCGTTTTAAAGGTGAAATTATCTGTTTCGCTGCTTGTCGTAGCCGTACTGAACACATACATCGTATATTCCAAAGGTGTACTTCCATTAGCACCTTCAACACTGATCTTTCGCGGAGTGGCAGCGGAATCCAAATCCATGAAATTATATTGGTATCTCTCCAGTGAAACATCCTTGATGGTACCGTTTGGAATACAGATAACGAAAGTCTTATAATTGCCTATTGTGAACTTGTACGATCCGGCGTCCTTATACAATCCACTGCCTGAAAGTGCCCGCACCTCGGCTGAAGTCGTAGGAACCGAATTACAAACGCCTGCAAACCATTTTCTATGTACATTCACGCTGATTTTGCTGGTCAATTCTTTCTTGGGCAACGAACCATCTTCACTCGCAGCATATATGACTGTAGCAAAATAGGTTTCTCCCTGTGTGTAATTACCTTGCAGTTGTCTCGTTGCTGTCTGTATGCCACCTACTTCCTCAGAAAAAATTAGTTTGTTGTTAGGGTTATTATCATAATAAGCTTGTTCCATAGGACCTTGACCGTTTCGATATGCTGTATAAGTGATATAGCCTTTCTGAGTACCAAATTCGACATCATTAGAAGTCGAAAGTTTCCATTCTAATTTTGCTGAAGCCTTTTGAGAAAGCATATTAATAAAGATCTCTTCCAATGTAGTACCAGAAGGAATTGTATCCCCGGTCTTTATATAGCCTACATTACTGGATGTTACATTTATAGTCTGTATTAACTTTGCGATAGTGCTTCCTCCACTAGAAGAAGAGTTCCCGCTATTAATTACTTGCTGTTTGCTCTTTTCCTTTCGGTATGTAAGAGAGTCGATCTTGTTTTCAAGCTCGCCAATACGAGAATAAGGAGCTGTTTCTCCGACAGTGTATATCGGGGAGTCATAAGGGATATCAAGGTTATATTCAAGCCCTATGATACGAGAGATACGACCTTCTTCAAAGTATGCCTTATTAATAAGGTTCACTTTCTGACCAACGGTGAAACTCCTGGCAAAGTCGGGATCTTGTTTACCCGTTTCAGGATTAATGCCATAGATATAATCCGACATCATGGTGGTATTGTAAGTAGAAGGGTCCTGTTTAAGCTCTTCAATATATTCTCTTGCCCGTTCCTCGACTTCTTTCTCTGCGTCAGGAATAAGCTTGTCGGATACGAATTGGGGATCATAGCCATAGAGAATATACGTGTCACCACCTTGATCCGTAGGATGTAAAATGTCATCAGGAAGCATTCTGCCATAATCATCATTACGCTTTATCTCGTATACCTGAGCATCCTTGTTCCATGTTCCGTCCTCTGATTTTTCAGGCTGATATTTATCGCCTCCAGCTGAATCGTAAGGATTGAATGTTACTTCAAAGTCCATGCCGGCTAGAGGACCGGATTGAAAGACTATACGCAAATCTTCTCCATCTAACCGATATTCGTTTGAGAAATGGAATCCCAGGTCCGAGTCTTTAAATCTCCATGCCAACCAATCTTTCGAAGTTTTTGTTCCATCCGGATTATCTATAGTATCAGTATATGTATGAGTTGTTACCATACCCGTCAGTTTTTCACGTATAGGATAGATATCATCAAAAATAACGATCTGCTCTACAGCTTCCTCCTCTGTCATACCTTCATAGGCATCAATATATGGTACGCCTTCAGGCATCATCAAATGCTTGGTTACAATACCTTCGGCAGTTTGAGAACCTTTGTCATCTGAGAAATATATAGATGGGACATTACCTTTTACAATGTTGTCAATTGTGTAGGTGTCGCCAAGAGAAGCGGTAATACCTTCCGGCAAACGCAGCACATTGGCTGCTTCACCAGTAAAAAAATCTGGATTGTACACAGCATTAAATGATTTCCCTGCATTTTCACCAGAAATAAATGTTACAGAAGCGCTAGCCGATTGACTAACATTCTCTAAAGTAATATCTCCGGAAGATCCTGCAAGTACCAATGTAGAGGATATAGAAGATGGAAGCTGAAAGACAACATATAGCTTTAAATCTGTGGCTCCGCGTTCAATCTTTATGTCGCTATCAATGGTTATATTGTCTGTCAACTCCTTCTCTCGATTTTCATAGATAGTACGTACATTTCCTCCAAGACCATATACTCTCGTTACGTCATTGACTTTGTATCGGATTTGCCATCTCCAACTATATATTCCAGAAGGCAAATACTCTCTTTCAACAGGAGAACCAGCTGGATAGACCATTGTTCCTATATTGAAAGAAACGCTTTTACTATTCATTGCATAAGTACCACCGATAGGCTTGCTAGATAGCAACTCATAATTTAAGTCATTTACTCCTCCTTTTACATACCCGCTTGTTCTGACAGATGCCTTAAACTTTTCTTCGATCAGATCATCAGAAGAGAAATACTTCATATCAAGTACTCTCGATGTATCGGAAATATCACGTCCGCTTACTTGCTTGACATCAAAGATCAACTTTTTGCGATAATTAGCCGGAATATTACGTGTTGCCCCAAACGCATAAATACGAGTTGCGTATGAATCTTGGCTATCACTTCTATCCATCTTGCTGACATTCATTCCTAGTTCGAAGTCAACAGGAACGCCATCCTCGCAACGGCCAAAATGAATTACTTCTTCCTCTACCCACCACTCACATTCAAAACTCTCAGCCATTTGGTTGAGGGCATCGATCATGTTTACGTTTTCGTATGAGATCAATTTAGAAGAAGTATCTACTGTCTCATCTATTTCGCATTTAAACGTTTTGTCATGGTACTTATAACCTAGGACTTCCAAGTTCTTCAGAAACACATCCATGTGAACCTTTAAGATATCAGTAAGATTCCAGCCTGCCTCACGACTACCGCTATCAGGACTATAGAAAAACTTCTTGTTTTTCCACTTCCAATAGTAAGCATCAAGACGGAGTTCGTAGTCATAGCCACCTGTTGATGTGTTATAAGCAGGCTTATACAAGTCCACAAGTTCAAAGACGCCTAACTCGTTATCTATACCATCTCCTAACTTGAAGTGTACAGGATCATCCAATGAAAACTTCAATGTGATATAATCCTCCTTCATCAAGAGATATTTGCGCTTACTACCTTCATTAATTGGAGTAGAATAGCGTAT